AGATCCTTGTCTTTGAGATATTATAGTGCAATCACCAGCATTAAAGTTACCTGAAAGAGGTAGTGGACTACCTGTTGGCGGGTCTTGAGTGTTTGCACTTCCGTTTCGAGCAGCTACATTTGTTATACCTTCTGTAGCAGGTGTTATTGAAAAAGTTTGACCTTGTGTTGGTGACATAATTATAGGTGACACGTTTTGTAGGGCAATTTCTTCTTCAAAAAACGTTTCTAATCCATTTACAACTGCTCTAAAATTAAAAGTAAAAACTCTTGTTAATGGTGAATAATTAAAATATATTGTATCAAAATACTCAGTTGTTGTTTTTACATTAAAAAGATTACTTGATGATACCTGTGTTAATAAAAAATAATTATCAACATTTTCATCAAGTCCATTAGTAACGCTAACTATTTCTAAAGTTTCATCAATATCAGCAAATGGCACTATTTGACCAAAATTATTTAATATACTAAATGGTGCTGCGAATATTTCTCCACCATCTGGTAAAGCTTCTGTAAATGGACTAGGGTTTAAACCACTTAGAATAGCTCCGCCTGATACAGAATCTATTACAGCGTTATTTAAATCAGAAACTAATCCCGATGTTGATGTTTCCCAAAATATATCTAACAAGCTTTCTACAGGTTCAGTTTCATAAACAGCTAAATACTGTAAGCCAGGATTAGCGTCATTAACTATAGTTATGGTTTGATCAGCTGTTACATTTACTGGCTTATTTACTTTTATTCTAGCTGGATTAGATATAGTTAAAACAATACCGTTACTTATATTTACGCTATTATTTAATGTAATTTTATTATTAGTTATATCTATAGCGGTTATAAAAGTACCAGCTGGTATGCTGCTAGAATCTGCTTGATTATATACTAAATCACCTACAGCTATAGATTGAGCCGGATCACCTAAAGTATTTAACTCTATTATATTATTTATAGAAGACGCGGCTGTTGCAAAATCAGGTGTATTTGAAATAGGAGATTCTGCGGTAAATCCAGGTGTTTCAATCACTAAGTCATCTGGAAATCCAGAACCTAAAACTTTGTCGCCTGGGTTTATAGTACTAGGGTCACCCGCTACGCTAGCTAGTCTTATTATATCAGTATTAGTAGATAGTGAGGACTGAGCGCTAACAGTGTCATAATTAGTTGTAGATATTTGACCTATTTGTTTATGTGTGCTTATTCTTGCAATTAATGGGTTTGATTCTAAATCATAAAACTGAGGAAAATAATCAGGTCTTGGTGCGTCATCACCTACAGGCGTGTAATCAAACAAATCTCTAGCTGTTGAAATAGTAGAAACTATGTCATTAAATCTTTCAGGATAATATTGCTTATTAGAGCTACCTAAGTCAGTTGCGGGATCAATTAGATTATTTGTGTTTTCAACTCTACCAAATAATTTTACAGAACTTCTAAACTGTCTTTGTTCTGGACCAACTTCTGATAAATCTCTAGGTACTTTATTTATATTGTCATTTATTAAAACAACATGTGATGTTGATCCAAGCTCTAGCGTAGGATCAGATGGATAAGAAGCCATTATACCAGGTAAGTAAACATTATAATATTCTTGCTCAGTTTGCTTTACAACTATTTTATATGAGTACCAACCTAGGGGATTGTAGTCTGAACTTGTTGCATCTCCATTGTATAAACCAGGAGTTCCTGTTCTAGAATTAAAAGTTGAATCTATTGTTTGGTTGAACAAAAGCTTTAGTGAATTACCAGGCCATTGAGAAGGAATTATAGATGGATCTATATAAGGTGAATAAATAGTAGAGCCAGAAAATGCAATTGGAGGCGATCCTACTAGTATTGTATCTTTATTATCTGACAGTATTACAGTAGACGTTCTACCGTATCTATCTGATAAAACAACACCTACTTGATAGTTTCTATTAGACTTAACGCTATGATTAGGGTATTCTATAATACTAGTTGTTTTAGAGGTATCAGAACCAGGTTGAAATAAAACTATATTAGCCGCAACTAAGTTAGTTACAGCATTAGTTAAAACAACTATAAAAACCCCTGTACCTACGCCAGTTTCTGTAACAGAAACCACCTGTGTGTTTTCAGGTATGTTTCCAGTCCCTACGACTAAAGTTATAAAATCACCGACATTAGGAGGACTAGCCACTCCTTTGTCTATAGTTATAGTAGTGCCATTATATGGACCACCTGTTATTTCTCCTTTTTCTTCTTTTAAATCAAAAGCTGCTTTAGCAGATGAAGTTACATTGTAGTTTAAAAATTTAGGTGGAGTATGTTTGTTTTGAAAATTAGCATATATTACTCTATTTCCAGAAACTTCTTGAGCTAGAGCTTTTACTGGAATTTTATCATAAACCCTTATAAGATCTGCTTCTGGTAAAGTTTTAAATGGTTTTTTAGATTGATAATTGTAAACAAAATAATCAGGATTGTTTACATTTAAAACAACATTATCTACTAAAGTTTGAGGTAGATCTAAAGTTATTTGTCCTCCAGATGACGGATTATTTGGATTAGTAGGTTCAAAGACAGTTACTTTAGGTTTACCAACTATACCAAAACCAGTAATTAAACTACCTACAGTGATACCACCCTTTATGTTGTCTATGTTAAAGGGTCCCACTGAGTTTGTCACCGCACCGTTAACAGAAAAAGTACCAGCAGAATTAATTATGTTACCTATAGTGATTGTTTCTATAACTTTAACAGCTGTAGCATCTGATTCTTTGTATAATATATCTATTTCCTTAAGCTTTAAGCTATTTTGTATATCATAGTTTTTAAAAGGTAATGGTATTCTTAATTCTATATCATTAACTTTGTTCTGCATAAAAGATACCGTAGTACTTCTATAAGTATCACTTTGATCCTGTACTTCTGATATATTTGGTTTTTTTACATATAAAAAATAACCATCTTGCTCTGGTATAAAAGCAGCTTGTGTAAATGGAGCAAATATAGAATATTCATTATCTTCATATTTAAACCTATAACTAAACCTACAAAACTTGTCTTCTAGAAAATCAGGATCACCTGCAAACGAAGCGTTGTAATATGGATTAGGATTTAAAACAATATCACTTAGTGTTGTTAATTCAGGAAAACTTCCCCCTGCAATTGTAAAAGTCCATACAGCTGTAGTAGAATTATATGTAGCAGAAGAAAGAGTAGCGCCTGGTATAATAGTTATTTGTCCAGTATCAAAAGATGTATATCCAATAGTAGCTGCTGTTGGATATGCTCCACTTGCTAAAACAATATCTCCTGTAAAAGAATTAACATCAACAGATGTTGATCCAACTGATATAGTGCTATCTACATTTCCAAAACCACCGTTTGGGTAGTTTTTTGAAACAACATCTTTAAGTGTAGACTCGTAAGCTCCGTCAGTAGAGGATAAATAGCTTTCTTCAAAAAGCTCTATACAATTGTAAGGATTATATTTAGCAACAGATATTTGATCTTCTGTAGTATAATAATTTATATTTTCTTCGGCTTGTTCTAAATTTATAACTCTTGGTTGATTTCTATTGTCTGTCCAAAAAAGTAAACTTTCTAAAACGTTAGAGCCATATATAGGATTATTTCTTGAGAAATTTAAAAAAGCTCCTTGCACTAAAACTTTAGAAGTTTCTGTTTGAGAGTTATATCTTATTATAAAATTACTAGCTGATGGAGAATATGTATTATTAGGAGTATCAAAAAAGTTTGTCCAAAATAAATAAACATTGCTTGTTTCATTATTAACACAATGACCTATACAAAATAAATTAGAAACACCTGTTAATGCTACAATATCTAAAACACTAACGTTGCCTAATATATTTTCAACAGATCCAGCGTTCTCTGTTTCAGAAGCGCTTACCTGAATGTTCTTAGCAGTTCTATATTCTCCGTTTGGAATCAAACGAGAGTCTAAGTCTTGATTCATTTTAGACTTTAAAAATGTGTTTATAGATTTAGCCATTAAATTTTAGTGTTTTATCCATTTAGATTTACCTCTCATTACTTGAACTATTTCGTCAAGTTTAATGTTTGATAATCTTATTTTAGCATTTCTTAAAGCAGCGCTTTTATCTTTTCTATATCTTTGTACTACATATTCTTGAACACCTGCTCTTGTAGATAAAAGATAATAAGATATGCTTCTATACATAGCTTCTTCAGCCATTTTAGGAACTTTAGTGTCTAAGTCATAAGCAAGACCATCTGATATGTACTCAATAACAACTAGTTTACCTACGCAATTACTAGAAAAAGTAAACCTGCCTTCTCTTTCATTGATACCAAACCAACCGTTTGCCTGTGAGTACTGAGGATCTAACCCATAAAGTCTTCCCCAATTGAAAGGTCCGTTTATACCATAGTTATCCCAAGCATAACCAAAGTTATCCCAGTTTTGATACCATGTTCCATTTATTAGTTGAGTATTAGCTTGACCCCATCTTTCTTCTGTTATAGATGTTCCTTCTGTATTTTCACCATGACTATCTTGAGTAGGTTGTCCAGCAGAATCCTGTAAAAAAGTATTATATGGGTTTGTAGTTAAATTATTGTTAGGATATAGAGGTCTTTTTACGCCAAAACCATCTATATAGCAAATGCTAACATAGTTAACATAGTCTTGAGGTATTGTTAAGGAAAGTGAATCTGGAATTGTTAATTCAGATGATTTGATACTTTTCAATGTATCATAGCTAAACTCCTGTAATGATCTTTTAGCAAAAAATAATATATCAGATTTTTTAGCAGTTTGTATAAGCTTACCGTCACCAACGTAACCCACCATGTAATTATCTATTATATCACCTAGTTTTACATAAGAATACTCACCATAGTTGTCTTCTACAGCTTGGCCAAAAGCTTTTTCATTATCTGTTTGACCGTACAAACCACCAGTTAAAGATTTTAATTGAACAGCTATATATACGTTTGCCCCAGGAGAAGCAACTAGTTCTATAATATTATTACTAACTTTTAACTCTGTAGTCCATTCTACCCAAGTACCAGCAAAGCCTGTCGCGCTTGTATATAACTTAAAATTGTTTAAAACATAGTCTGCGTCTGTAGGGTTCCAGCTAGTACTACTACCTAATACAAGATCAGTATCAAATGTTGTTGTAAACTTTTGATTAGCAGTGTCAGTTGCGTCACCTCTAAAGCCTTGTGACCCAGCGTAGTATTGTTGATTTGTTTCTGTTATTAAACCCATTTATTTAAGATTTTAAATTTGCTTCAACAGATCTTGACTCTTGTTCAGCTGTTTGTATTATTGTTGGATCATTTATTACGATACCGGAATATTTTAATATATTTGTTACTAAATTTGTTTGTTCAGAAATATCTAAAGCAAAGTTATTGGAAGAAGCTTGACTATACAAATATTGACCTTGAGTTCCACCGCTGAATCCCCAAACTGGATCTGATGGAGTTTTTAAAACAGTAGCAGTTAATGAGTCTGGAACTGGAGATGGAATTATTATATAACTACTATTTTGACCGTATTGAGAAGGACTAGTATATCCATAGTTATAATATATAGGATATCTACTTGTTGGTTTTGTTAATTTAGATTTTTCTATTATTGTATATTCTTTTTTACTAACTCTTTGAGCAACTGAATACATAGTCGGATTACCATTATACGTACATATAACTTCTCCTATCATGTAAACCTCAGTATTAAAAGAATTTGTAACAGGATCTAGTGATGGATAAGCAAAACTAGTATTGTTTGATTCAATTTGAAATTGAATCTCTTGTATAAAAGGAGTTAGTTTGTAAGATAAGTTTTCAAAAATATTAAAATACTCTGTGTCATTCTGAGTGTTATTTTGATTTACTCTATTAACTTGATTACCGTCAGGAAAATAAGAATTGAATATCTCAAGTTGAACTTGTGTAGCTATACTATTAAACTCAGTTGGAGGCATATAACCTCTTTGCTCTTTGTTTAATACATACAAGACTGTTTTATATACTGTGTTTACGTTTACAGGCATTTATTTATTTTTTTATATACTAAAAAGGCGGCCGAAACCGCCTATATATAGTATCACTTGTTTTTATAGTTTTTTATCTATAGATCTATAAACTTCCACACCTTCGTCTGTTTTTAACCAAGCGGCAAAAGCAGAGTAAGGGTTTTCATCAAAAGGTACACTCATTAGTTTTCTACCATTTGAACCCCATGTAAATGATCTTTGATCACCAGATAACTTAATTATGTTAGCTTCAACTGCTCTTATAGCAAAGTTTCTAAGCTGTACATTTTCATCTTTAGCTAGACTTATAAACAATGATGGGTTGCTTCTAGCAAATAACATTAGATCTCTTCGTAGTTCCTTAGAGCTCATACTGTTTACTTTAGAGCCTATTTCAACTCTTAATATTGCTTCTGCAAAATCTACATCCATTTCTCTAGCAGCGTTTAAAGCGTCTATTTGAAGATCTAATACGTCTAATTCATCTTCAGCGACTGCAACAGCGCTAAATTCTTCATAAACTTTACCTTTTAAAGGGTGATATAAAGATAATAGCTTTTGTAAATTTTGTTTAGATTCATCTACTATCATTTTACCATCTTTAAATACAATATGCCCCATTGTACACTCTCCATTTTGTTCATCTACAAGTGGTGAGTCTTGGTTTGTTGCATATCTTATTTCTCTTTGCTTACCTGACACTTTATCAAAATAAAGCAACGCGTGCTTTTTTGTATGCCTACCAGGTATTGTATAAGTTAAAGGAGTTTTGCTTCCTTTAAGATAATAGATTCTGTCTTTAATTTCCCAACTAGGTTTTGTTGGTTTTTTTGGTGCGGTTTTTACCGCTACCTCTTGAGGTGCAACCTCAACAGTTTTTTCTGCTGTAGCTTTTTTAGCCATAATATAATATAATTAAATAGTTAATAAAAGTAATAATTACCCCTGAAATTACATCAGGGGTAAACATTACCTGTGTGAATGATTAGATTCCTTTGAATAACACAAAGTTGTTAGCAGCTTGAGTTACTAAACATCTTTCTGATAGGAAGTTTACTTCCATAGCATCAAGAGTTGAAGTAAATGCACCACCAGCAGAACCAGTTAACCAAGACTTCATACGTCTGTCATCAGCCTGTGAAGCTCTATAACGAACGTGTAAGAAAGGTCTACGGATATTAGTTCCTAGAATTTGATCATATACTGTAGAAGTTCCTGCAGGGATTAATACACCTTCAATTGAATTAATACCATTAATAGCACCACGTGTAGAAGCGTCATTTAAGTATTTCCAATCAGTTTTGTAAAAATCGTAAGAACCTCTTCTGAATCCTGAGAATCCAAGGTTAAGAGCCATTTCTTCTGAGTTTTCAAATAAACCAAAAGCAGTTCCTCCAGCGTATCCACCAGAGATGCTAGCTAGCATATCATCAAAATCAAGAGCAGTTTGTCTCTGTAAGAAAAGCATGTTTTCTTCAATAGCACCTTGAGTATCTAAGTTTTTCAAAATAGCATCGAACTCATCAAGACCAGCAGCAGCTGTAAATCCTGATTGTACGTTACCTCTAGCTTGGATAGCAGCAAATAAACCTTCAGATCCTGGAGATGCTGGAATACCTGGGTTAGCACCAGCAGCAGGAACTTGGTTAAATTCAGCTTCTACCATACTCATTTCTAAGTAATCTTCAAAACGTAATCTTGTTTCAGACTCAGCTTTTAAGTACCATAAATATCCAGATGTTCCGTCTTCAGTCGCAACTTCAACCCATCCAATTTGTGCCATATCAGATCCAGATACTACGTATTGGCTTCTTAATATGATTGGTGAGTTAGAGTATTGTGTAAGCTGAGGATCAACACTTATACGCCCTTGGTTTAAAGCAGCAACGCTACCTTGAACAGTGTCAGTTCCTTTTCTGTAATCAGAACCGTATACAAATATCTTTTTATCTAAAGCAGCTGACCAACCATTAGCTGGAATAAGCTGTACATTATCAAAAGTTTGTACAGTAAGAACTTGAGCACCAAGTCCAGATGCAGCGTAAGCTCCAGAATCAGTAACAATAGCTTTTGCTTCAGCTCCAGTTACAGGATCTAAAATAACAATTGTATCATTAATAGAAACAACGTTAGCTTGTGCAGCTGGTAAAGTTACAGCTGTATCTGTAAACGCGCCACCAGCAGGACCGACAGCTACGCCAACACCAGTGTAAGCGATATGTAATCTATTTTGTTCAGACCAAATCACTTGATCAGAAGTCATTGGCATTTCAGCGCCAACCATACGTAAAAAACCAGATAACGTTCTGTTTCCATAACGCTCTACTTCTTGTTCGTATACTTCAGGTAAGTATTGTTGTGCAAAGGTGTTTGTATCACCAGCGGCACCACCACCGTTAAATTGTAGGTAGTTGCTGTTCAATACCTCCTGAACTTGTGAAGGGATTAACCCTCCGAATTGTGGAGATAAACTCATAATTTTAAGTTTTTAATTAGTTAAATTTTCTTGTTTTTATTTTTAATTTTGTAGAATCAGCACCACTAATTGATTTTACTTTAAGACCGTTTATAAAAACATTACCTTGTTGAGATCTTGCTTTTGTATCAGTTAAGTTCTTTGATTTATTAACCACTTCTTTAACTGCATCGGCTTTACCTTGTTCGTAAAAATGTGCGGCAATCTTATCTACATTTTCAGCAGCATACATAGCTTTGTGATAACCTTTCGTGTCATTAACATTACCTTCGCTGTCTAGAAACTTTCCGACAAGGTTTGTTATGTTTGATTGGTTTTCAGCAACGTTTTGAGCATTTTGAATATTATACTTATACCTTTTATCTCCAACTTTAATATCGAAACCTTCGAAATCGTCATTAAATAATTTTTTAGTATTTTCTTTAAACTGCTCATGTTGCAACGTAGCTTGTTCTTGTTGCTTGTTATATCGGTTGAAAAAATCCATAGCTTTTTGTTGTTCCTGAGTAACGCCCGGTCTCAACTTGATCTCGTCGTAATATTTACTCTTTGTTTCCTCTAAAAAGCCTTTAGCTTTTGCAACTTCTTCTTTAAACGCAATTTTCTTTTTGCGTATGTCTTTTGCTTCGTCTAAATCTTCGTCAAATGAAAAATCTTCTAGCAAAAGATCAATATCTTCACCTTCTAAATAAGGTTTATTTTTTTTGTAATACTCTTTTAATAATGTTTTATCATCAACTTTAGAGTAATCAGTGTTAAGTCTAGTGTAATCCTCTATGCTTCCACCAGTTTCTTCCATAAATGAAACTAACTTTTCAATGTTTTCTGGTAGTTGTTTACCTAAAACTTTTTCATCTCTTATAGCTTCTTTTACTTCTGCTTCTACTTTCTTAACTTCTTCTTCAGTTACTTCTTTGATTGCAGAAAACCCTTCAGTAGTCTCGTTGGACTCTTGTACAGGTTCTTCCATCTTAACGCTATCTCCGGGTGATGTATCTCCAGATACTTCTTTTGTTTCTCCGATTTGAATGGCATCTTCTTCTTTTTTTATTTCAACCTTAGTAATGTTATCTGGTACTTCTATTAAAGGTTCTTTTGAATTAACATTTACTTTTGTAATGTTATCTTTTGTTTCTACTAGTTTTTTAGGTGTTGTTTTCTTTTTTAATTTAAATTCACCCTCCTGTTTAACAGGTTCATTTGTTTTTACTTCTTCTGACATAATATAATATAATTAAATAATTAATAATACAGTTTATATAACTGTAGGAAACGGTTGCAGGCTGTTTTCTGTTTCAAAATCAATAGGTCCTGTATCGTTTTTTCTTTGAGCAATCATTTCGCTCTGTTGAGTTGCTTGAATTTTTGTTCTTTTATCTTTTCTGTTTTCTATTCTATCTTCCTTTGCTTCCATGCTTTTTACGTCCATTTGCTTTAGTTGCATATCATACTGAAACTGTTGCTGTAGTCTTTGTTGCTCTATTTGAGCGGCAATTTGCATGCGTTCAATTTCCATTTGACTTTTAGCTTGTTCGTATTGAACATTAGCACCTGATATAGCTTCTTGTTTTTGAACTTCAGCCATAGCTGTTTTCTCAGCAGTTTCAGCTTGAGCATTTGCTTGAGCTTGTATATTAGCTTGCTGAGACTGTTGGTCTTGTAACATTTTTTGCTTACGTTTTATTTTAAGCATTTGATTTGCTAACTTGAGATTTTTAATTTGTCTCAAGTCTATAGCGTCTTCAAGATCTATACCGCCACTTTGTAAAGCTACTTGTATATTTTCTTCTAATTTAGCTTGCTCTTCTTCATCTGGCTCTAATTCTAAAAATATACCAAAGTCATGAAGATTTAAATTATTAACTTCTTGCAAAGTTTGAACGTTATATGTTGATATAGAATTTTCTAAAGCTTGTCTTGTCAATGGAAACTCTAAAGCATCTGAAACTTTTAAAGCAATATTTTCTGCTATTTTTAAAGTTAAATACAAGCTAGACTGTTTAATATGTCTAGTTGCCACATTAGATGCGTTAGCTGCTATTTTTTGTAAACCAACAAGTGTTTGTTTGTCAGGCGTACTACCATCTCTAGCTTCATTAAGTCCCGTTACATCACGTATCATTTGTAAATAGTACTGATAAGTTGTTATTAAACTTTGTATTTTAGCTTGACCATTAGAACTATTTAATTCTTGTATAGGAACTTTACCGTGATTAAACTCACCGTCTTGTGTCATTGATCTACCTACAATAGAACCAGTTTGGAAATACATGTTAAGTGCTTCTGCAGGATTATAATTTGTACCGTTTCCTAAGTCGACTTCCGCGAGTCCGTCCATGTCTAAATATACACCGTCTGGTACCATACGAGATAAAACTTGCTGAAGTTTTAAATGAGTCAATTGTATTATATCAGCAAAACCTACACATTTGCTAACTAGAGATTCTATTTTACCTTTGTATATTCTAGGCGCACATATAGCGTAATTCATTTCTACTTTTGTAGTATCTGCATAAGGTCTAGACATGTTTTCAGCTAACTCCCATTTTAAAAGAGTATTTGTTCCTAAAACTTTAGCACCGCTATATAAAACCTCTATAGATCTTGATACTCTTTCAAAGTTATCATTTTCAGGTGGATTAAAACTATCGTCTTTTTCAATAGCTTTCATTAAACCTTGATCTGTTTGTTTTATTTTGAAAACTTGGTTATGGTAAGTTTTGTAATCAAAATATAAAACTTGAACCGTGTTTTCATCGTAATCACCCCAACCAGTAACATAAGACTTGTTGCCAGGCATAGCTTGTATTCTTTTTAATTCATCTTCGCTAATATCTGGAAACTCTTTTTTTAGCTCTGGTATTGTTATAGCCTTTAGTTCACCTACATAGTATATATCTTCAAAGTTTGGATCCTCTGTATAAGAATGAACAATATAAGCAGGATCAACGTAATCTACAGTAACTCCGTTAGCTGTATTAAAATTTGTTTTAGCCGCAGCGATACCACAAACGGTTAAATCCATGTTCAATCTACGCCTTACTAAGTCATATTTATTTTGAGCTAATATAGAAGATATAGCTTCCTCTTCTGCTATCTCTACCGATTGTTTATAACTCAACTGCATGTGAAGCTCTAATTGCTCAGCTGTTTCTGGAATTACTTTTTTATTAGGAGATTGATAAAGATCAATTCCTAAAGTATTTTTTAAGTTATCAAGATATTCTTTAGCAACCATATCTTCTTGAAGCTTTGAAGCGTATTC